ATTAACAGGTTGTGCTGTTGGTGCGCCTGCAATATCTTCAGGACCTCTATAAGGTCTTCCAGCACCTCTATAAGGTCTTCCACCCGTATGATGTTGATAGTCTCTCTTCCTAACAGCAGGTTGTGCTGTCTTTACTACTGGTGCGCCTGCTTGACCTGCCATTATACTTTCTCCTTAATCATCACTTCTTGGTTGTTATTCCAAAGTCTTGGTGTTAGTGTAACAGCAATATTACCTACTAAACTAATAGCTAATTTTACTAGTGTGCCTTTGCGCTTTCCTAATACTGAATCAATAATAAACTTGTTGTAAGTTTTGTTGTTGATAACAGACAGCCACTTGTTCAATAAGTGCATGCCGTATGAAGTCTCCACGGTAGCCTCTTTAGAGCTATTAACAATAGTCTTAAAGTCTTCCATGTCCATATTACCGAATAATAATGCTTGTCTAGCGATACCACCGTCACCTAATAAAGATTCTGTGCAATAGCCATTAACAGTATAAGTGTTGTCACCGTCTAACCATAGGTTATAAACAGTAAGACCTTTGCCTTTCTTGACTACTTTAGTATCAATTTCCTTAGCATTAATCCAAGGTTGATTTCTAGTAGTGTATTCAATATCAGCACTCACCCACTCGTCATTTACGATGATTGGATGGTTCTGTGTAATAAACGGCTTGTGTTTAGTGTCAGGTGAGTAAAGAACATATTCATCATCCCAACTAAGCTTCTCAATGAATGTAACCTTATTAATACTCTTTCCGTCAGCAGACATAACCTTGTCGCCAATCTTAAATTCGTTAATAGCTTTATCTTCACCTGATGCGTCTTTAACCATAGTTCCTTCAATGAAACAACCACCAGGCGAACCACCATCATCACTACCATTTGGCGATTCATAACCCACCTCTGTGCCGTTATCGTCAAAACCATAGTATCCACCACCATAATCGTTATAGCCTTGATTGTCTCCCGAATCAGGGTCGTCGTATGAACCATCTGTAAAGTTGTTACTTGGGTCAACGCCACCATAAGTAATATCACTACCACCTTGGTTTCCTGCGCCACCGATAGCATCAAAACCTGGACCAGTTGGTGTGTAACCACCTGAATTAGAACCATAAGCACCGTTAGGGTTGGTTATACCTACTGGTTCTTGACCTGGACCTACATTGTATGTTCCGTAATCAGGGTTTCCTGCTGCTTCCCAATCAATAGATACGCCATCATCCATAATATAGTCACTAAGCTCCCCACCATTAGTTACACCATAATTACCTGTACTAGGATTGTAGTTTGAATAAGAGCTGTAATTACCTGAATTAATCTGTTCAGTAAATGTAGGGTCTGTAATACCGCCACCGCCACCAGGTTGAGTACCTGCACCGAATAAAGCATCATATTGTGCCATTGTGCCAGGTTGTTTCTCTCTTAGTGTTTCAATACCTTGCTCGAACATAGGTGCTGAAGAATAACCTTGAACACCACCTGCGTAGGTTTCTGCTTGAGGCATTCCTTGATAAGCTGTTAATGTATTAGGTTGTACAAGACCGAATGCTTCTGCTGCGCCAATATTAGACTGTGCTGCTGCCTTTTGTGTATCATTAAATGCTGCTACATCAGGACCGTACCAAGGCATATAGCCCATACGTTGAATATCTTCTGCTCTTGCAATGTTTCTAATTGCAGGCTCTTCCATCCACTTAGGGATTTCCTGAACACTTGATGAGCTTCCGCCCTTTCCACCACCACTCATATCAAAACTCCTTTCCTAAAATAACAAGTTGTTCTTTCCAACCGTATTTGTCTAAAATCTTTTTCCACCCTGGACGACCTGCTATGGTCATTCCTTGGCATCCTTGAGCCTTAGCCCATTTTACTGCATCTTCGTGCATATCTGTAATCTGTTCAAGCTTTCCACCTGCTAAAAACACATGAAGAACTTTCTTCTTAGGATACACTACTAGCTCTGTTACAGCGCATCCTTTTTCTCCGTGCCACAACTGCATTTTCCCACCTAAAACACCTTCTACAACATCTATAAAGTCATGAGTGTTACCACCCTTATCCAAAGCAGACTGAATCCACTCTTGACATCTTAATAACTCTGATTGAACATTCATGGGTCTAGTTTCACCTTTACCCATACGCCATTCTTTGATACTACTAAAGTTCCTAGAGACCTATCCCACATTAAGATGCCATCTTCGGCAGCAGAGTCGTTATTAGTAATATATTCTAACTTACCCCTAGTTCCCGTAAGAAAAGCATTCAATCGCTCACCCCAATGTTTCCAATTCTCCCCTAATGGTGGTGGAGGCATACTCATCTTTTACCTCCTGCTCTAGCTTCAATTCTCATAATTCCTGAACGCCAATCCTCAGTTCCTGTGCCTTCAACTCTCATTCTTACTTGTCTTCCTGTGAATCTTAATGAGGTTGGATTTCCAGTGTTATAAGGTCCGTATGTACGCTCTGTATCATTTGGATGGAATCGTGTCTTAAAGGTGACGTTTACTTCGCCCTGTGTCTTCTCATCAGGTATTAGCTGTGAAACTTTCATAACACCGTCACCGTTGCCTAAACTAATAGGACCTGATTCAGCAAATGGTGTTGATGTTCCGTGAACACTTCCTGTCTCGTGATTGTATATATTACCACTAGAATCTGCCCAAATGGGCGTACTAAATACACCTCTATCAATACAAGCTGTTCTGTCTATCGAGCCAAATGACCACACGCCTTCCTTATAATCTAAAGAAACGTATCTATCATTCTCTAATGATGCGCCTGAAGGGTAGAACCACCAAATCTCGCCATGCTGAGTATTATTTACAGCATACACTTTACTAATTTGGTCATAGTTAATGTCTTCAAACACATAGTCTAATACTTCACATTTAATCTCTTTTGCTACTGAGCCATCGAAAGTAAAGAACCCTCTTGCACCCATCCAAAAAGCACCTTCGTCAATCGACACTAATGCTTTTCTCGAAGCAATACCACAAGCTGTTCCTACCTTCTCGAATCCATATACGAACGGAGGTCCTGAGTAAGTAGCAATATGGGCATCGTTATCCGTCAAGATGAGAGTTCTTCCTCTCATTTTAGTGCCACACATAATACGCCCAGTCGTCTGTAATTCCATGTCACCTGCTTCGTTTGTAGAGCTAGGTGTCCAGTCTGTGTTGTCTTCTCTATCTGACCAAGCAACCTTTCTAGGGTTGTTTCCTGCTCCAAGAGCAAATACAAATCTTTCTTCAGTAACTAACATTGATTTATTGTTAATCGGTGCGTTAGTTAATGCTGTGGGTAATACTGATGTGTTTAATTGCCACTCATATATCTTGCCATCTTTAGATGAACAAGCAAGTAAGTATTCACCCCATGAGTCTAATGCCCATGTAGTTGCTTCGTCAAAAACACCTGTATTAGGTCTCTTTGTTCCGTAGAACCCTGTTCCATAGAATGTACCACCGTATGATAAGTTCTTAGTAGCGTTTTGGTCGCCTGATGTTAATCCTACAGGTGTAATATCACTAACAATACTTGATTCTGTTAATGCGTATAGTTTGTCGTAAGTACCCGATGAAATATGAGAATCTGCGCTATTATCCGCCCAACTAATAATACCTCTCGGAGGTGCTGCGAATGCTGATGACTTACGAACAACCCAACCACCTACAGGACGTAATGAGCCGTCTTGCCATCTGACGAGGTTAGAGTCTCTCCATCTATTAGATGATTCAAACTCTGTACCGTTTCTATGAATACCTGGTGGTAATTGTAATGGTATTAAACTCATGCTGCTATCTCCGTCCAACTATCCGATGATTCTGTAATATTTGTCCATGTCTCTGAACCTTCTGCCACTTCAGACCAAGATTCAGAACCTTCAACGCTAACTTCCCACTTCTCTCTACCAATAGCTGTAGCGCTTGATGTTTCTGTAGTGCTACCACTAAAGTGCTTAACTCTATTGCAAGTTGTTGTGATACTTGATGCTGATGTAATAATAGCACTTGACTGATGTATTGAAATAGCATCTGCTAATATAGTAGCAGATGGTGTTACTAATCCACTACCTTCTCTTACTCTTTGGCTGTCACTTGTTGTTGTACAAGTAGATGACATAGAGCTACTACTTTCCATAGTCTTAGCGCCTACACAAGATGTAGATGAGCTGACTGACATACTAGCCGAAGCACTTACAACAGTTACGGCTACTGTAACAATAGACGAATCGCCCATCACTATCGCGCCTGACTCTCTTACTCTCTGAGCAACTGCCGTAGCAGAACTCGTCATTGTAATAGGTACTACACCTTCTTCAAGGTCTGCTGTTGAATATGCTCCTAGACCGTATTTGAACGAGCCATATAGCATCTTAGTCTAGCGTTATATCTAGGTCAGCGTTTGGAACTCTAAATACGTCACCTGAGTCAATCGTCTTAGATGTTGTAAGTGCAGCGTAAGCCATTAGGTTGCCTGATGTTGAAGCATCAAATACACCTACGTGAGTTACTGTACCCCAAGAAGCGCCTGCTGTTGGAAACTCAACTGCTGCGTTATTTGAAGTTGTGTTGCCTGATGTAGTGAATGCTACTGATTGACGAACATAACCTGTGCCTGATACTTCTGTACCACCGCCTGTCTCGCCTGGTGCTGCTGTGTATAAAGCCAAGTATTTAGTAGTAGGGGCTGTGTAAGATGCGCCTGCAAATACGTGGTCTAAGATTTCTGTTTCGAGAAAATTAGTAAATGACATTATCCTTGTCCTCTTATTTTAAGTTTTCAGCCTGAGCCACTAAACCTAGCATTCTCAGATACTTCGTTTAATCGTGCAACTGAGGCAGAATACATCTG